CCGTACAGATGGAGCAAGGCTTTGGTGACATTATTATGTTTGCCCGATTCTTACCTGCATTAAAGGCTTTAGGGGCAAAACAGGTCGTAGTCCTACAAGAAAGCACACTTCATTACCTTTTGGGGCAGATTCATAGCGTAGATGTCTTTTCTAACAGCACTAATGAGGGCGTAGCAAGCCAATCAGACTACTGGATAGGCTCTATGTCGTTGCCGTACTACATTTCCCTATCTCACCCTCTTGTAAAGGCCATGTTCCCCGTTACCCGTAAGAAAATAGTGGGTTCTGAGGGCTATTTACACGCTATTCCTAGCAATATCCCACCCAAAATAGGGGTGAACTGGGAAGCATCTAAGCAAATTCTGTATTACTTGAAGTCAATCGACCACCGACACATTGAAGAATTGGTTGGAGATGACTGTTATAGCCTAAACCCTAAGTCTGACGGGCTATTTAACCCACTACCTGACGATGGATGGAAGAAAGATTGGGTAAAAACCGCCCAACACATGAAAGCTATGAAAGGAGTTGTAACTGTTGATACGGGTACGGCTCATTTAGCTGGTGCTTTAGGGGTTAGAACCATTGTTTTACTACCTAAAGAAGAATTTGTCTGTTGGCGGTGGAAAAATGCCCGTTGGTACGACTCTGTTGTATGCCTAAGACCCCATGAATATGACCAATTACCTGACCTTATAAGGAGAATGTGATGATTTGCCCTAAGTGTGGATATTCTGAATCAAATCATGTAGTTACAAAATCAGATAAGGAATCATACCTAGATTTTTGGGGATTTAAACTAGGAACTCCTGAAGCTGAAGAAGCATGGAAGCAAAAACAAGAAATGACCGCCAAAGACGCACCGATGGTCATGTCAGACATTGAAGGCTATGTATCGCAAGTTGATGGTTCTTGGATTAGTAGCCGAAGTCACCACAGAAGCCACCTTAAACAGCACAAAATGATTGAATTAGGCAATGATGTGCCAAAACAACACAAGCCTGTGGAATTAAGCCGTAAAGACCAAGAAGCCCGTAAACGCAAGATTGCCGAGCTTGCTTACGCTAAATTAAACTATCGTTAAGGAGCAATCATGGCAGACCGCAGAGAGATGTTGGAAGCAGCAATGAATGAAGTTGAAATAAAAGACGAACCTCAAGAGGTGGAACATGAGGAAGTGCAAGAGGAAGTACCTCAAGACGAACCTGCTCGCAATGAGAAAGGACAGTTTGTCGCTGAAGATGAAGCGGTGGCAGAGGAAACGAGCATTGAGGCTACTTCAGAAGATGCGGATGAACCCGAACAGCCCGAAGAACAGCCTGAGATTAGCGATATACCAAAGCCTACGACTTGGAAGAAAGACCTTTTACCTCTATGGGATAAGATAGCCAAGGGCGAAACACTATCTAAAGATGAAAGCAAAAAACACCTTGAATACCTTAACCAACGAGAGAACGAGTTTAAAAAGGGCGTTAGCGTATATAAAGCGGAAGCGGAACGAGCAAAGGCTCTTGAGGAAGCAATTAACCCGTTTGTACCTGAACTCCAAGCACAAGGAATACACCCTGCCGCATGGATAAACAACTTGGGTCGTGCCCACATGATTCTTTCAAAAGCACCCCATGAACAGAAAGTGCAAATGTTTCATAGACTTGCACAAGATTATGGGGTAAACTTAAATTTAAGTAATGAACCGCAACAACCAGTTGACGCATATACTCAACAGTTAATGCAACAACTTAATCAAGTTAATCAAGAGGTTAGCACGATTAAAGGGCGGTTTGAGCAAGAAGAACAAGCTCGTTTAAGTAATGAAATTGAACGAGTAAGAAGTGACAAAGAGCGGTTTCCGCACTTTGATTTGGTGAGGGAAGAAATGGCTCAACTACTTGAGCTAGGTAAGGCCCAAAACCTTGAAACGGCTTACGCAAAAGCGGTGCGTATGAACGATGAAGCATGGAAGTTTGAACAGGAAAAACTCCTAAAACAAGCTACCACGCAAGCATCTAAGGCATCTCAAGTAGCAAGAGCTAAAGCAACGGCTGTTAGCCCAAAATCCGTTACTCCTAACGGAACACAAGCGAAAGTCGAAGCAAAGGATAGGCGTTCTCTATTGATGGCTGGATTAGCCGATGCAGAGAGCGGTAGGCTTTAACTTAACTTAATAAAGGATATATCATGTCATTTGCTAACTCAGCAATCACCGATATTATCGCTACCACCATTCAAAGTCGTAGCGGTGAATTGGCTGATAACTTAACGCAGAACAATGCGATTCTGCAAAGACTTAACTCTAAGGGCAATGTACGCCCATTCTCAGGTGGTAATGTCATTCTTGAAGAAATTTTCTATGATGATACGGCTACTAACAACGCTAACTCGTATAGCGGATATGAAGTATTGAACATTACTCCTGATAGCCCAATCTCGGCTGCTCAGTTCAAGATTGCTCAGTACGCTGCATCTGTAACTATGAGTGGTTTAGAAATGCTCCAAAACAGTTCCAAAGAAGCAATCATTGACCTGATTGATGGTCGTATGCAAGTTTCTGAAGCCCGTTTATTGAACCGCATTTCAGGCGATTTGTATGGTGATGGAACAGGTAATGGCGGTAAGAATGTGGATGGACTAGCTGCAGCTATCGCTGTATCCCCAACCACAGGTACTTATGGTGGTATTAATCGTGCCAACTTTACTTTTTGGCGTAACCAAATTACCACAGGTGCAACTTCAGCAACGATGCTTGCTAAGATGACCGAAGCCGCTATTAAGCAGATTCGTGGCACAGACAAGGCTGACTTGTACATCGCTGGTAACAATATGTATCAGTTCTTTGTAAACGCATTACAGGCTATTCAGCGTATTACTACCGAAGAAAGTGGTGCAGCAGGTTTTGCATCCCTTAAGTTCTATGGTGGCGGTACATCTGCTGATGTGGTACTAGGTGGTGGTATTGGAGCACAAGAAAATACAAGCTATATGTATCTCTTGAACACCAATTACATCTTCTTCCGCCCACATAAAGAGCGTAATTTCGTACCTATCGGTGGTGAGCGTCAAGCCATTAACCAAGATGCGATTGTAAAATTGTATGGATTTGCTGGCAATATGACCACAAGCAACGCACAGTTGCAGGGTCTTTTGACAACTTAATCAATTAACCTAAAAAAGGAAATTATCATGGCTTATTCAGTTCTTCCTATAGCAGGAGTTGATTTAAATACCACAACTCCAATCAGTTTTTCTTATACTAACGGCACTACGGCAGTATCTATTCCTGACTTTGCTCCCTTGGGAACGCAAACTTTTGGAAATGATGGCTTTCGTTATGTGTTTGCACAAGCGGGTGTCGCTATTGCGGCTTCAACCGCTACTTGTGTAATCAACGCTTCTACATTCCAAGTTACTTTGGGTGCAGGAACATATGTAGCAGGTGCTTCTATGGCATCAGGCGATTATGGTTGGTTCAGCAAGGCTAGTGTTTAATACACTTTTGTAGTAAAAACAAAGGGTTACTCTTAATTGGGTAGCCCTTTTTTCTTTTAACCCTAACCACTTAGGAGCATTACATGGCAATAGATAGCGATAACCAAGACGCAGATTCACGCTTGGCAGTTAAATTTTACAAGCGAGCCGTTCAACTAGAACATGAATCAAGCGAAGCTGGCAGACCCATATTTAAAGATTTTGACTTTGTACGCATTATGGTTGCTGGGGATAACCTAACCGAAATTGACACCTACGCAAGGGATAGCCATAAACAACGCTTTCCAAAACAATGGCTTCAATATCAAGCTAGTCAAGACTCTAGTAGCGATATGATGGGCACACCTTTAGAACAATGGACTTTAATCAGTCAATCCCAAGCCCAAGAGTTAAAAGGTATCAAGTTTTATACAGTCGAATCTATTGCTAATGCTTCAGATTACCAGTTACAGCGTATTGGAATGATTGCGGGTATGCAACCTCATTCATTTAGGGACAAGGCTAAAAGCTATTTAAACCTTGCTACCGAAACCGCAGACGCTAGTAAACGGGATGAAGAAATTAATAAGTTAAAGCAAGAACTTGCCAAAAAAGACGAGGAAACTGCTAAAATAAAGGCTGAAACTGATGCGAAGCTCGCCCTAATGCAAGAACAAATGGCGGCTGTACTTGCGGCAGTTGGTGAGAAAAAAACTCGTAAACCAAAGGTCGTAGAGAAAGTCTAATATGTCATCAACGATGCTCCAACTTGTTCAGCAGACCACTAGCGAGCTAAACCTTGCTATTCCTACCTATGTGGCGGGTAATACTAATCAGGATGTTCAACAGGTTCTAGCCCTAATGAATCGTCAAGGCTATGACTTGGTAAAAGAATATGATTGGCAAGCTCTAGAGTTGGAGTATCGGTTTTATACCGATGCACAAACCTTTACAGGCAGTACAGTTAGCAACGCTAGTTATAACATTATTGTTACAGGTGACGCTACAGCCCTAAATAGCAATTACACCATTACAGGCACAGGCATTAACCAAGATACCTATGTGTCAAGCGTAACTTACAACTCAGCTACAGGCTTATCCACCATCGTAATGAGCCAGTTTGCTAGTGGTACATATACCAGCGTAACTTTTACCTTTTCGCAGACTAAGTACCCTTTACCACCTGACTTTGAAACCATTACGGATAATACTCATTGGAATAAGACAAAACATTGGCAAATGCTTGGCCCTGAAGATGCCCAACAATGGCAGTGGCTTAAGTCGGGTTATATCTCTACAGGCCCTCGCATTAGGTGGCGTATTCTAGGCAATAAGTTCCAAATTTGGCCCCCATATAATACAAATGAGTATTTAGGTTTTGAATACCGCTCAAAAGGTTGGGCTAGAAGTGCTGCTGATGCAGTTAAAAACAGCTTTACTGTAGATACCGATACGACCATATTTGACGATACAGTCTTGGTTTTAGGTACAAAACTTAAGTATTTCCAAATCAAAGGGTTTGATACTACTGCCCTACAAGCTGATTATTTCCGCTATTTGAATGTTGCTAAAGCCAACGACAAAGGCTCTGCTACCCTATCGTTTGCACCATACCCAAGCAAAGTCTTAATTGGTTACGCTAACATCCCTGATTCAGGCTACGGAACATAATGGCGGTAGCTCAACAAAGACGAGCAGTTACCGCTTCTCTGCCATCCCCTATTGGTGGGTGGAACGCTAGGGATTCTTTGGCTGAAATGAACCCCTTAGATGCGGTTCAGATGGTCAACTTCTTTCCTACGCCTACCGATGTAACCCTTAGAAAAGGATATACCAAGACCTCTACAGGCATTGCTGGGGCTGTTTTATCCCTAATGAGTTACGCCAGCCCAACGACTACTAAGCTGTTTGCTGCTACGGCTACGATTATTTATGATGCCAGTACCTCTACGGCTACCTCTAGTCTTACAGGAAACACCGATGGTAAGTGGATTCACTCCATGATTACGACTGCGGGTGGGTCTTTTATGCCTGCTGTCAACGGGGTTGACCCGATGGTCGTTTATGATGGTACTAGGTGGTCTAGGTCGGCTACAACATCAACGGCTCAGACTATTTCAAGCATTACTAGGGGTGGCACAGGAAATTTGACTGCTACCCTAACGACTGCAAGTGCCCACAATCTTGTTACAGGTAACACCATAACAGTTGCAGGAGCGATACCTGCCGAGTTTAATGGAACTTTTCGCATTACTGTAACGGGTGGCTCGACCCTCACTTATACGATGGCGACTGCCCCAAGCGGTAATGCGAGCACAGTAGGCACTTACACGATTAATTACTTTATTACAGGTAACAACTCTAATACATTTGCGTATGTCAACTTGTTTAAAGAGCGTCTTTACTTTGTTGAGGAAGATTCCCTTAATTTTTGGTATTTGCCTGTAGACTCAATTAACGGGGCGGTCACTAAATTCCCGTTGGGGGGCATCTTTAAAAATGGTGGATACCTACAAGCGATGG